CTGTTAAAAAACCGCACCCGAAATTGGAGTTTTCGAAGCGCGACGAAAGGCATGGCGGCAATATAGCGTGACGAAAGCCCCAACATGGCTTCATGGTCGATCCCAGCGTGTCGAAGTGCGCGAACTGCTCTGCGCCAATCTCTTCACCGCTGACTGGACGTCCTCGTATCTACTGCTCACAGGCTTGTCGGCAAGCAGCTCTCCGTCGTCGACGTGGAAGCACCCCTCGAGGCAAGCGAGCACCCCTGACTACTGAGATCAAGCCAGCCGTCATCGTCTCGGCTATGCCGGCACCCAACGCGGAAGACCGACACAAGGAGTTCGTCCTCACCTTGGCTCGTCTCGTCGGTGCTGAGCATCTTGGATCAGACAACATGTCGGTGGCTCAAGCCATCTCCGACCTCAAGTCCATCGCACACCGCTTCGAGCGTCTCGGTATCGAGACTCGTCCTGAGTGGGCTTGGCGTTGCTCGAGCCTTGCTCACGGCATCATCGACGCACTCCAAGAGAGCTTCGGTGACATCTGATGGCTAAAGGCAGACCAGCAGACCCAACACGCGCAAAGCGTCAGACAGGCAACCGTCCGAAGCCAGGAGAAGCGAAGAAGGCCGTCGAGGTCGTCAAGTTGCCAGGCAACGAGATCGTACTTCCCAAGGCTCCAGTCGGCATCCCTGAAGTTGCGGCACCCATCTGGGACGTCGCCATCGCAGAGCTCTACCCAAGAGGACTCAGAGACGCAGACCTCGAGGCAGTCCGAATGCTCGTCATGGCTGCCTACCGACACAAGCAGGCTTCCGACTTCATCAATCAGTACGGACTGATGATCGAAGGCAAAGACGGAGTGCCTATCCCCAACCCCATGCTCAAGATCGAGAAGGACACAGCCGCGACCTACCTCCGTCTGGCTGAAGCCTTCGGACTCTCCCTCTCTGCACGCCTTCGTCTAGGTCTCATGCAGCTCGCAGGAGAGTCGATCCTGACGTCGCTGAACAAAGACCTGGACGGACTCATCTGATGGCAGCAAAGAGCAAGAAGCCACATCTCGACGAAGCTCGCGGTATCCGAGTCGAGGCGTTCTTCAGCAAGTACCTCAAGCACATGAAGGGTCGATGGGCTGGTCAACCGTTCCATCTCGAACCATGGCAGCGCGAGCACATCATCCATCCACTCTTCGGCACGCTTCGTCCTGACGGTCGTCGTCAGTACACCGAAGCACTCATCGAGCTTCCTCGTAAGTCAGGCAAGTCTGAGATCGGTGCAGGCATTGCTCTCTACGGACTCGTCGCAGACGGTGAGTACGGAGCCGAAATCTACTCAGTGGCTGGTTCGAAGGCACAGGCATCCATCGTGTTCAAGACAGCGGCTGACATGGTCAACGCATCTCCGCTCTTGCGTGGCGCTTGCAAGGTCTACCGCAACGTCATCGAGGTTCCTGAGACTGGCTCGATCTACCGAGTACTGGCATCTGATGCGAACCTCGCACACGGCTACAACCCTCACATGGCGATCATCGATGAGCTCCACGTTCACCCAAACTCAGAGCTGTACGAAGCGATGCGAACAGGTACTGCAGCTCGACTGCAACCGCTCACTCTTTCCATCACGACTGCCGGCGCAGAGCGCAAGGGCATCGCATGGGACACACACCAGCGCGCACTCTCTGGCACTGATCCGAACCTCTTCCACTACTTCCAGTCAGCACCAGAAGACGCAGCCATCGATGACCGCAAGGCATGGAAAGCTGCGAACCCTGCTTCATGGGTCACAGAAGAGTTCCTTGAGTCTCAGATGCGCTCACTCCCTGAACCAGTCTTCCGTCGTCTCCACCTGAACCAGTGGTGGGAGCAAGGAGCGAACTCAAACTGGGTTCCTCGAGAGAACTGGGAAGCAGGCAACGAACAACCAGTCTTCGACCTCGAGCTTCCATGCGTCATCGGTGTCGACGCAGCTTCACGACGCGACACCACAGCGGTCTGCCTACTCCAGCGCGACAAGGAAGGTGTCCATCACGCCAAGTTCTGGGTCTTCGAGTCTGATCGTCAGATGGGCTACCTCGACTACTCCGTCGTAGAAGACCTCATCCGTGATCTCTGCTCCACCTACTGGGTCGCTCGTCTTGCATTCGACCCATTCCAGATGGTTCGTACTCAACAGATTCTCGCGAGCGAAGGACTACCAGCTGAGACGTTCCCACAGAACGACGCTCGCATGGTTCCTGCATCTCAGAACCTCTACGACTTGGTCATGGGAGGACGTCTTCGTCATGGAGGCGTTCCAGAGATCACAGAGCAAGTGATGGCAGCAGGTATCCGAGAGACAGCACGCGGTTGGCGACTCGAGAAGAAGAAGTCATCAGCACCTATCGATGCAGTGATAGCACTCGCTATCGCATCACAGCTTGCAGAGTTCGAAGCAGACCTCGGCGCTCCAACAATCCTTGTCGTGTAACGGCGTGTCGTCGTGAAAGTTGGTGACAACTTCGACACCATAGTTCTCGCACCACTAAACAGAACGGAGCTCTCCCAATGTCTCTCGACTTAAACTCAGCACTCGACACACTCACTCCCAACGTCAACTCGAAGTCTGGCCCTGGTTGCGGTATCCAACGCATCCTCGACCAACTCCCACCAGAGACAGCTACCAAGCTGCTCGCAAAGATTGATGATCCGTCAATTCAGGCATCTGCCATCGCTGCACTTCTGCGCGACTCTGGCTACCACGCACATGACACATCGCTTCGTCGCCATCGTCGTCGCAGCTCTAATAGCGGATGCACCTGTCCTCGATGAATCTCGACGACGCGCTAGACGCACTCATAGCTCCTGTAGAGAGCGGACAACCTTCGTCACCAGCACCACGTGAACGCGTTGCTGACTGGCGTCCTGGAGTGATTTGGGATGGCGCAGAAGGCACAGTCACGACTCCTGCCATGCCAGGAGAAGCATCTCCAGACTGGGACTCCGTCCTTCGCATCTGGGGTCTCGAGCCAGAGAAGTTCTCTGTCGTCGAGCCAGTCCTCTTCAACGTCTGGGGAAACCCTGACGGAACGCTCAACCGTCAGTGGAAGGGCAAGGTCGTCCAGCGCGTAGAGGCGAAGGCCGGCATCGACTTCGACGAACTCATCGATGAGATCAAGAAGCACAAGCCACGCAAGAAGGAAGCACCTACTGGACAGAGCGCCTTCGTGGTCGCACTCGCTGACTGGCAAGTCGGTCGTGGCGATCCAGGAGACGGACTCAGAGAGGTCGTGCAACGTGTACTCAACGCAATCGACTCGGTCGAGCTCCGCATCAAAGAACTTCGCAAGTCAGGTCGCACGCTTGGTCAGCTCGTTGTCGTCGGTCTTGGCGACATCGTTGAAGGCTGTGGCGATGACTACTACGCGATGGGAACATTCACTTCAGAGGCAGACCGTCGCGACCAAGTCAAGATCGCACGACGCCTCATCCGCGACGCTATCGCTCGCTGGTCGCAACACTTCGACGACGTACTCGTCGCAGCCGTCGGTGGCAATCACGGTGAGAATCGACGCAACGGCAAAGCCTTCACAACTTTCAACGACAACGACGACGTCGCAGTCTTCGAGCAGGTAGCGGAAATCTTCGCAGCCAACCCAGAGACCTACGGACACGTCAAGTTCGTCATCCCAACTCACAAGCTCGCACTGAGCATCGAGGTTGCAGGCAAGATTGTCGGCATCACGCATGGACACCTTGCACGCAACTCAGGCACCGTCGAGAACAAGATACGCACATGGCTTGCCAACCAAGCTCTCGGACGTCAGTTCGAGTGCGACATCCTTCTCACAGGCCACTACCACCATCTCCGCGCCGTCGACTGGGGTTCCGTCCTCTGGTTGCAGACACCAGCGCTGTGTGACTCCTTGTGGTTCACACAATCATCAGGTCAGTGGTCTCAGATGGGAACGCTGACACTCACCATCGATCCAGAACTAGGCGTCCGCGACATCGCGGTCGTGTAACGAGAGGAACTCCCCTTGCGCACCATCTATCTGAGCGGTCCTATGACCGGCTACCCCGACTACAACTACCCAGCCTTCGACTTCGCTGCTGCAAAGCTACGAGCGCTTGGCTACAACGTCCTGAACCCTGCAGAAGACTTCGCTGGAGATACAGAGCTCGAGTATGAGGAATACATCCGCAAGGACATCAAGCATGTCCTCACTGCTGATCTCCTGGTGCTACTCGATGGATGGGAAGGATCTGCCGGCTCTCACCTTGAAGTGGCAGTAGCGGTCGGCATCGGTATGCCTGTGGCTCTCATCGATGATGTCCTCAGCGACGACCCAGATGATCTCAACTTCATCTTCAACCCCTACGAAGGACGCAAGGCACTCGCAGTCCTCTTCGGACTCGAGGAAGATGAGACACCGAAGTCATCAATCCTTGAAGAAGCTGAGTCGCTCGTTCACGGAGATCGTGGCGAAGCGTACGGACACCCACTCGATGACTTCAGCAAGACAGCCCTGATCTGGCAGGCCATCTTCGGAATCCCTGTCCAGCCTGAGCAAGTAGCTCTCGCGATGGTCGGCGTGAAGATCAGCCGAGAAGTGAACAGACCGAAGCGCGACAACCGCGTCGACGGTGCCGGCTACTTCGAGACTCTTGACATGGTCGTCAGCGAGCGCGTACTTCGCCAACAAGTGACTAAGGAGGCACCATGAGCGTGTTGCGATGGATAGAACGTCAGCGCAAGCGAAATGTCGTCGTTCACATGAGCGATGGTGTAAGCATGAGAGGCGTTCTCTTTGCCGTATACAAGGACTGCTTCGTAATGACGCACGTTGCATACCTCTCATCTAACGGTGAAGAGACGCGAGTCGATGGCGAAGTGATCCTCCCAAGAAGCAACCTGTCATGGTTTCAGGTCATAGGAAGTTCGGAGGCGTAATGAGCGTCGTGTACTCAGGAGGACGACCACAGGTCGTTCGCGGAGCGAAGGCTTGGCCTCTTCCAACAGGTCATCAGACATACTCTGGCCCATCTGCTGGACTCGTCGAACTTCTCCGTGGCGATGGAGCTACTGCTTCATTCGACTTCATGTACAAGTCGCAACCGATGGTCTATGCGGTTATCAACAAGCTCGTCTACGGCATCAGCCGACTTCCACTTCAGCTGTACGTACACACTCCTGAAGGCGACTCACGCGAGCGCGTCACGAACCACGAACTCAACCGACTTCTGCGCCGTCCATTCACACGCGGATCATCTTTCGACCTCAAGGCTCACATCTCTCTCGATCTTCATAAGCATGGCAACGCTCTGCTCTTGAAGACTCGCGAACAAGGTGCTGGCTCGCTTCCTACTGAGCTCTGGCCTGTGCCATGGAGCAAGGTGCAAGTGATTTCAGATGAGCGTGGCCCAATCGGATACCACATCAGCATCGGCGTTGAGCAGTACTACGTCGGCCCTGAAGAAGTCATCCACATCAATCTTCCTGGTGGTGTTTCACCGCTAGCGCCTCTTCGTCGCACTCTTGCTCTCGAGGACGCAGCGATGACATGGCAAGGTGAATCACTCCGCAACGGAGTCACTCCACGCGGTGCATTCGTCACAGACCAGCGCATCGATCAGAACGCCCTACCCGCACTTCGTGTGGAGCTCGAGAAGCTCTACGGAGGCGCAGACAACGCAGGACGATTCGGCATCTTTGACAAGGGCTTCAAGTGGGAAGCGATGGGTCACTCAGCAGTCGATGCTGAACTCATCGGACAGCGCAAGCTCTCACGTGAAGAGGTCTGCTCCGCTCTCGACGTTCCGCCACCACTGGTCGGCATCCTAGACAACGCAGGACTCAACAACGTCATCGAACTTCGCAAGGCACTCTTCGACTCAATCGCGTCAAAGCTCGTTCTCATCGAGGAAGCGATTCAGTCGCAGCTTATCGACCCAGAACCATCATGGGACGGACTCTTCATCGAGTTCAACACATCAGAGCTTCTTCGTCCTGATCCAGAGACTCGCGCTCGCACCTACCTCATGGAGCAGCAGTCTTCAACCACGACAATCAACGAACGCCGCATGAACGCTGGCTACCCACGCATCGACGATCCTGCAGCAGACACCGTCTTCATGCCACTGAACATGAACCCAGTTGGCATCGCACCACTCTCCGACGCGCCAATCGAAGGCGACCCAGGAGGAACACCAGAACAAGGTCAGACCGACGCGCAGCTGCTCGTCAACGCGCTGACCGCATCAATCTCTTCTCTCCCAGCACCAGTCGTTCACGTCAACGTGCCAGCCGAGAAGCCTAAGAACAAGTCTGTCGAGCGCGATGCGAACGGCAACATCACACGGATCGTGGAGGAATAACGAATGGCAGGTCTAGTCAACGCAGGCAAGCACGCGATGCTCGATGGCTTCGCTTCATCAGCAGGGTTCGTCTCACTTCACACCGCTGACCCATCAACTGGTGGAACCAACGAAGTCACTGGTGGCTCACCTTCTTACGCACGCAAGGCCATAACATGGGCTGCTTCTGCATCAGGCTCTAAGTCTTCAGCTACGAACATCGTCTTCGACGTTCCTGGTTCAACGACGATCACTCACCTTGGCTACTGGAGTCTCGCTACTGGCGGCACCTACCTCGGTTCACGTGCTCTCGATGCTTCTCAGACGTTCGCCACACAAGGCACCTACACCATCGCCTCTGGCAACCTCACAGAGACCATCTCCTAGTAGGTCATCGTGGCGCTCAATCAGCGTCTGACATACACAGAGCTCGCAGCACTCTTCGCTTCGTACTCTGCCGCATCAGCACGACCTAACTACACCAACCTTGCAGGTCTACGCGCCTACTCAGACATCTCGAGCAAGTACGCGACCTACTCCCTCGCTGCATCTCAGAACACTTCCTACGCTGCGCTCGCAACCTTCGCCGATCCGAAGTCAGGCACCGTCTCTGGCAGTTCTTCGACCTCCTTTGCTCTTGCTGGTAAAGCCGGCAAGCAAGGAAGCAGCAGCGCAAGCTCGTCAACGAGTGGAAGCGTCACAGGTGCTGAAGGCAATCTTGGTCTCATCAACGCGACGACCTTCTCTGTCGGCACCATCAGCGGTTCACCAGCCCTTCGCGGCATCTCATCCGGCATCACTTCAACCTCTTCGGTCGTCATCGGTATCGAAGGCGACCTCGGCAACATCGTCGGTGCGAACGTCACATCGGCTTCGGTCATCGGTCGCGCTACACGTTTCGGATCAGTCACTGCTTGGTCGATCAGCACAGGCAACGTCGCAGGCGTCCTTGCTCTCAACATCCAAGAGCTCTCAGGCTCCGTTCAAGGCTTCAGCGCATCTGTAGGCACCGTTCGCGGAGCTCTGGACAGACCAGACAGCGGTGGCAAGCGCAAGCACATCATGGAGCCAGCCAAGTACGTCCCTCTTCGCACAGGTGGCGCATTCGGTATCAGCTTCAGCGAGCGCGAGGTCTTCGGCACGCTTGGCTATCCAGGACAAGCAGAAGGAACCAACGAGTCAGAGGCAGTGATCTACGGCGCTCTGGCGACTATCGGACGCGTCAACGCAAGATCAAAGAACCACGCATACATCGAAGGCAAGTCAGTTCTGCGACGCCACGTCGACGAAGAACTCCTACTTGCAGTCGTTGGCTTGTAGTGCGTGACAGAGAGGACACCCTAACGACATGAACCACTTGGAAGTGAAGTCGTACAGCGCTGAGTTCAAGGCAACAAAGGACGGTGCCAAGGGCATCGTCACAGCTCTCGTCTCAGTCTTCAACAACATCGATCTCGGCGGAGACCGCATGCTGCCTGGCTCATTCACTAAGACCATCCAGGACTGGCAAGCCAAGGGCGACCCACTTCCTGTCATCTGGTCTCACGAATGGGACAACCCAAGCGCGCACATCGGCTTCGTCAACCCTGCCGACATGAAGGAGACCGACCAAGGTCTCGAGGTCAAGATGCAGTTCGATCTCGACCGTCCATTCGCAGAGCAGGTATTCCACCTTCAGAAGACTCGTCGCGTGACGCAGTTCTCATTCGGCTACTACGTGACTGACTCAGAGGTTGTGAAGGAAGGCCCAGACACCATCCGCAACATCAAGGCAGTCGACCTCTTCGAAGTTGGCCCAACACTTCTTGGCATGAACCCTGCAACTCAGCTTCTCGAAGCTGCGAGCGCTCTCAACGGAGCGAAGGCAGGACGCGTACTCAACGCATCGAACGAAGAAGCTCTCAAGGGCGCTCGCGATCTCATCGACGGCGTACTCAAGAGCGTTCCACAAGCAGATGACCGCACTTCATCAGTGACTGGCAAGTCAGCAGAGGACATCGAGAAGAAGGACGGAATGGAAGAGGGCAACGACCTCTACCCAACGACTCCACGTCAGACTTTTATGCAAGACGCTACAGAGAACGTCGTCGAGGTCTTCGGCAAGTTCGATCAGAGCGCAGGTCCAGAAGGTGCGCACTACGCACCAGCTGACGCCAACCCATTCAAAGCAGAAGGTCTCATGTGCCAGAACTGCGTCTTCTTCCAAGGCCCACGTGGTTGCGAAGTTGTCGCTGGTGACATCGATCCAGAAGCAGTCTGCAAGCTCTGGGTCATCCCAGGCAACTTGCTCCCAGGTGCAGCCGCAGCAGATATGCCGGCAGATGGCACCAAATCAGAATCCGCTGACACCACGCGTGACAGCGGTAGCACCATCAACCAAGAGCACGTGATCGCGTTGCTCTCCAAACCCCGACACACGGAGGACTAAATGGCCGACCTAAAGCCGCAAGTCCGCGAGCTGGCATCCGCTATCGACGCTAAAAAGGCTGAGGCGGCAAAGGCATTCGCGGAGTTCGACTCACTTCGAAAGAGTGCAGTCACAGAAGGTGTTGACTTCTCAAAGGATGCTTCTGCATTCGAGAAGCTCGACGAAGCAGGAAAGAGCTACGACGCGATCCGCGACGAAGTTTCTTCTATGGAATCTAAGCGCGCTCGCTTGCTCGAGCTCGCTGGAGAAAAGGCTGTCGAAATGGCAGCAAAGCGTGGAGACGATGCTGTCGCTGCAACCTACGGAGAGGCATTCGTAAAGTCTGCTGCATTCCAGGCTGCAAAGGAGCGCATCGCTTCATCTGACAACATCCCAATGGGAACTACTGAAGGCGTAAAGGTCGCTGATCGTGCTGAGTTCAAGACTCTCTTGACTTCAGCTGGTGCAGTCTCACCTCTTGCTGACCGTCAGGGACTCATCGTTCCAGCTCCACTCAAGGGTCTCGACTTCCTCTCAATGATCGCTACAGGTAACACTGACAGCGACGTCGTTGAGTACCTCGAAGAGACTACTTACACCAACGCAGCTGCTGAAGTTGCTGAAGGTACAGGAGCTGCTGAATCAGCACTCGCATTCACAAAGCGCACTGCTAACGTGAAGGAGATCGCACACTTCCTTCCTGTTACTCGTCGCGCTCTCAACGACCAGGCATTCATCGAGGGTTGGATCAACAACCGCCTCATCGATGGCGTCCGTCGTCGCTTGCAGGATCAGGTTCTCAACGGTGACGGAACAGGTGAAAACCTCTCTGGCATCTACGGCAACTCTGGCATCGGATCAGTTGACCGCTCAGTGACAGGCACTTCAATGCTTGACTCACTTCACAAGGCGATCACTACAATCCGTACAAACGCATTCCAGGAGCCTGACTTCATCGGAATCAACCCAGCTGACTGGGAGACAATCCGTACGTCTAAGGCTTCTACAGCTGGTTCATACCTCTTCGGAGACCCAGCTTCAAACGGTCCAGCAACTGTCTGGGGCGTTCCAGTGGTCATCCACGCTGCATTCACTTCAGGCTCACCACTCGTTGGTGTCGCTCGCGAAGCGAACCTCTTCATCCGCGAGGGTGTATCAGTTGCAGCGTCAGACTCACACAGCGACTACTTCACAAAGCGTCAGGTGGCTCTTCTTGCATCTGCTCGCGTTGCATTCGCTGTTACTCAGCCAAAGGCATTCTGCCTCTCAGTTGCGTAATCACTCGATCTTCGGATCAAAGGAAGGGCGAGGCTTCGGCCTCGCCCTTCTGCATTCCATCGTGACCTACGAGGCACTCTAGGCATATCAAACCCCCCCGACAGAAGGAGTCATGTCATGACCGAAAAGATGTACACCTGCACTGAGCACGTCTACGACCGTCGCGATCCGAACCGTCCAGCAGTCTTCATCGCTGCTAAGGGCGAAGAGATTCCGTACTCATCAGCCGTCAAGCTCGGACTCGTTAAGGAAGCACCAGCAGTCAAGAAGGTTGCTGAATCCATGGTTGAAGACAAGGCCATCAAGCCTGCTGAGACCAAGGTAGCTCCGCGCAAGAGCAAGGCGTAAGCCATGGAGAGACTGCTAGCTGGTCAACCAGGCACCGTCACTCTCAAGGTCTATAACGAGGACGGCGTCCTCACTGACGCCACAGGCTCTGTCAGTGTTCTCGTAGAGGACTCTGCCGGCACCGACGTCAGCACTGGCACAGCGACCAAGACTCCGACGACTACAGGCACCTACACCTACACAGTCCCAAAGACTGTGACAGAGAACCTCGACGCGTACTCAGTCTCATGGACATATACCGTCGCTGGCGTCTCACGTACTGCGAAGACCTACTTCGAGGCTGTGGGAGGGCATCTCTTCGAGATCGCCGACTTCCGCGCTCGCGATACAGCTCTTGCAGACGCCACCATCTACCCTTCAGACAAGGTTCGCGCTGCTCGCGTAGCAGCTGAACAGCGCTTCGAGAAGCACGCCAAGGTTGCGTTCGTTCCTCGAGCTCGCACCGTCGTACTCAATGGCGATAACACCACACGCATCGTCGTGCCAGACGCAGAACTCCGCGTCGTCTACTCAGCTTCCATCGATGGAGTCGATCTCACAGAAGAAGAGATGGACTACCTCGAGGTCGACCCTTCAGGCATCATCCGTCGCAACGACGAGAAGCACTGGACTGCTGGCTTCAAGAACGTCGTGATTACCTACGAGCATGGCTACGACTCTCCACCAGAGCCAGTCAAGAACGCAGTCATGATGCTCGCCTTCGAAGAGCTCGTCCCTTCATCACTCAACCCACGTGCGACTTCACAGTCGACCGACCTTGGTGAGTTCCGTATCTCTGTCGCCAACGTCGATGCAGGGCGCTTCACAGGCATCCCAGACGTCGACGCTGTGATCCAGACATTCGGTCGCAACCGTCCATCGGTGGGCTGATGAATAGCAAGCTCTACGACGCACAGGATGCTCTCAAGGCAATCCTCGATGACGCTGAAGGACTTGCCGGCATCACTAAGAGTCTTGGAACTCCACTCAAGCTCAGCGACCTCAAGGATGTCGTCTGGGTCTCTGGCGAGGTCGAAGACTGGAACCAGGACTACCGCGTTACTTCACTTCTTGCAAAGGACGAGACCTTCGTCTTGCGCGTTCACTGCCTCACCAGCATCACAGGCGACTACAGAGCTGCGCGCAATCGCGTGAAGAGCTTCGCGGAAGCGGTCGAAGCTGTCGTGAGCGAGAACTACACACTCAACGGCACCGTGGAACTCGCACAGATTC